CACATATTATACCATCAGGTGTAATCAATAAGTTTGTTCAAGAATTTAGATTAAAATCTACTCATCCTGAGTTTGATAAATTGAAAGATGTATATCTTTCAACAAAAGCAGGACCAAATGGTCCTGCTACATTATCAGCTCAGCAAGATTTGTTAAATTTTGACTATCCTATGATGGATAGATTATTCAAAATTACAACAAACGATGGGATAGATTTCTTTTCTAAAAATTATTCGGAAGCCTTTAACAAAATGATTAAACCCTCAAAGTTAAGAACTTTAGGGAAAATCTCCTTTGTTAAGGACCCGGAGTGTAAGTTAAGAATAATTGCGATTAGTGATTACTTTTCACAACTATATCTTAAACCTATTCACACAAAGATTATGAAAAAACTTCAAAATCTTCCATGTGATAGAACTTATACTCAATCCCCATTTCATAAATGGGAGATTAATAATGAGGAATTCTGATCATTGGACTTAAGTTCAGCGACTGATAGATTCCCTGTAGAATTACAGAAAAGACTTATGGCCAGAATCTTTGATATGAAACTGGCACAAGCCTGGCAATCTATCCTTCAAGAAAGAACATTTAGTACACCGGAGGGTCACCAAGTAAAATATAATACTGGGCAACCCATGGGTACTTATTCTTCTTGAAGTGTCTTCACCTTGACTCACCATCTAGTTGTGTACTATTGTGCACAATTATGTGGTTACAAGAACTTTAACCAATATATTATCCTTGGTGACGATATTGTTATAAAAAACAATAAAGTTGCTAAGAAATATATAGAGGTTATTAAAGGACTTGGAGTTGAATTATCTTTGCAAAAAACACATGTATCAAAACATACATATGAATTTGCTAAAAGATGAATTCAAGAGAGTCAAAACCGTGAGATAACTGGATTACCACTTGGAGGTATCCTAAGAAATATAAATAATCCTAACATTGTATTTACAGTGTTATACGATTATTTTAAAATCAAAGGTAATTACCTTCCAAGTAGTACCAATTCT